AAAGATCTTAATGATATGACAATCTCTGGACATAATGTACAATCTCTGGTAGAATTTAACACCTACGACGGATTAGAAGCACACGTTAAACTTAGCGAATGGAAAAAGGTATGACACCAGTAGCAGAAGCAACTAAAATCAATGTTGTCAAGAGAGATGGAGAATCAGAACCTCTTGATATTAATAAAATACACAAGATGGTAGAACTTGCATGTGAAGGACTTGCAGGTGTATCAGAATCACACATAGAAGTGAATGCAAACTTACAGTTCTTTGATGGCATCAAGAGTTCAGACATCCAAGAGATTCTTATCAGATCAGCAAATGATTTGATTGATCTTGAGTCACCAAACTATCAGTATGTTGCTGCTAGACTTCTTTTATTTTCCTTAAGAAAATCTGTTTATGGTGGTCACCCAGACAATCATCCTACACTATTGACCCATGTCAAAAAGTGTGCTGAGGGAGGGGTATATGACCCTACAATCATCGGTAAGTTTACTGATGAAGAATGGGGTATAATAGATGGTTATATAGATCATGATAGAGACTATTTGTTTACCTATGCAGGTATAAGACAAGTAGCAGATAAATATCTTGTACAATGTAGGACTACTGGTGCAACATATGAAACACCTCAGTTCATGTATATGATGGTTGCTCTTACATTATTTCAAGATGATGATAAATTTTACAGGTTAGAGTATGTCAAAAAATACTACGACGCAATCTCAAAACACAAACTCAATATACCAACACCTATTATGGGAGGTGTTAGAACACCCATCAGACAGTTTGCATCGTGTGTTCTTGTTGATGTTGATGACACCCTCGATAGCATTTTTAGCAGTGACATGGCTATCGGCAAGTATGTTGCACAAAGGGCGGGAATCGGTATCAACGCGGGTCGCATCAGGGGTATCAACAGCAAAATCCGTAGCGGAGAAGTACAACACACAGGCGTTGTACCTTTCCTCAAAAAGTTTGAAAGTACTGTCAGATGCTGCACTCAGAATGGCATTAGAGGTGGATCAGCGACTGTCCACTTCCCCATCTGGCACCAAGAAATAGAGGACATTATTGTTCTTAAAAATAACAAAGGTACAGAAGACAACAGGGTAAGAAAACTTGACTACAGTATACAAATCTCAAAACTATTCTATGAGAGGTTCATACAAAATGGGGAGATTACTTTATTTTCTCCTCATGATGTGCCAAGGTTGTATGATAGTTTTGGTACAGAAGATTTTGATAGTCTATACGTTAAGTATGAGTTAGATGAAAGCATACCTAAGAAGACTGTAGGTGCACAAAAACTAATCATGGATATATTAAAAGAACGAGCAGAGACTGGTCGTTTGTATATCATGAATATTGATCATTGTAATAGTCACAGTTCATTTAAAGATAAAGTAAACATGAGTAACCTCTGTCAGGAGATTACTTTACCAACAGATCCTATTCAACATATAGATGGATCAGGTGAGATTGCTTTGTGTATTCTATCTGCTATCAATGTAGGTAAGATCAATAGGTTAGATGAACTTGATGAGTTATGTGAACTAGCAGTAAGAGGATTGGATGCTCTGATTGATTATCAAAACTATCCTGTCAATGCTGCAAAAGCAAGTACACTTAATCGAAGATCGTTAGGAATCGGATACATTGGACTAGCACATTACCTTGCAAAAAATGGTGCAAAGTATGATTCACAGAAGGCACATGACTTGGTTCATAAACTCACTGAGAGGTTCCAGTATGCCCTTCTAACAACTTCTAATCGTCTTGCCATGGAAAAGGGTCCTTGCGGTTATTTTGGTAAAACAAAATACGCTGATGGAATCTTACCTATCGATACATATAAGAAGGAAGTTGATGAGATAGTACCAAATGAGTTACTTTGTGACTGGGAATCTCTACGGGAGAGGATCAAACAGTATGGACTCAGGCACAGCACTTTGTCCGCACAGATGCCTTCGGAGAGCAGTTCCGTTGTGTCAAATGCAACCAATGGAATCGAACCACCTAGAGACTACCTGTCCGTTAAAAAATCAAAGAAAGGACCTCTTAAGCAGATTGTTCCGTCTTATGGGACACTGAAGAATAACTATACTTTGTTATGGGATATGCACAATAATGATGGTTACATCAAGATTGTGTCTGTGATGCAAAAATTCTTTGACCAAGCAATCAGTGGTAACTGGAGTTACAATCCAGAGAACTATGCTGACAATGAAGTACCTGTGACCGTAATGGCACAAGACCTTCTTAATACCTATAAGTATGGTTGGAAGACATCATACTACCAAAACACATACGACTCCAAGAAAGATGGAGACGACGAACCCTCTAATAATGTAGATCAGTTGATTAACAACCTATTAAACTCGGAGGAAGACGACTGTGACAGTTGCAAAGTATAACACTCAATTAGAATCTAAGAAAGGAATGACAGTATTCAACAAGAATAAAGTAGAAACTAAAAAACAACCTATGTTTTTTGGACAACCATTAGGTGTTCAAAGATACGACTCATATAAGTATCCTGTATTTGACAAACTAACACAACAGCAACTGGGATATTTCTGGAGACCAGAAGAGGTGTCTCTACAGAAAGACAGATCTGATTATCAAACACTTACACCAGAGCAAAAGCACATCTTTACTTCTAACTTGAAGTATCAGATCATGCTTGATTCAGTGCAAGGTCGTGGTCCTGGCATGGCATTCATACCTTATTGTTCTCTACCAGAACTAGAGGCATGCATGACAGTATGGGAGTTCATGGAAATGATACACTCTAGATCATACACATACATTATTAAGAATGTCTATCCAGATCCATCAGAGGTATTCGATACTATACTAGAAGATGAGAATGTTATGCAACGTGCGTCATCTGTCACAGAATCATATGATAATTTTATAAATGAAGCACATGAATATGATAGTGGTAATGCATGGAAGTTTGCAGTAGAAGGACATCCTGCAGGAACTCTTGATAGAAGAGAACTAAAACGTAAACTTTATAGGGCAATAGCAAATGTTAACATCCTTGAAGGTATTCGTTTCTACGTTTCGTTTGCGTGTTCGTTTGCTTTTGGCGAGAACAAACTTATGGAAGGTTCAGCGAAGATACTCTCTCTTATTGCTAGAGATGAAAGTCAACACTTGGTTATCACGCAAAATATCCTCAAAAAATGGGCAGACGGAGACGACCCAGAAATGAAAGAGATCTCTATAGAAGAGAAAGATAATGTACAACACATGTTTAAGAAGACAGTTGATGAAGAGAAGGCATGGGCAAACTACTTGTTCAAAGAGGGTAGTATGATTGGACTTAATGAGAAACTTTTACATAAATATGTTGAGTGGATTGCTAATAAAAGAATGAAAGCAATAGGTTTGACACCAGTATATGATGTACCTGCTAGAAGTAATCCTTTACCTTGGACTCAGCACTGGTTGAGTTCTAGAGGTCAACAAAATGCACCACAAGAAACGGAGATAGAAAGTTATGTCGTTGGAGGAATCAAACAAGACCTCAAAGGAGATACCTTCGCAGGATTCTCTCTCTAATCCTAGACCAGAGGAAGAGATAGCAGCACAACTTGCGTACGCTGAGAACTCTGAGTGGTTAGATAAAACCTACAATAATCTAGTAGAGTCTGGTAATGACTATAGTCCAGATGTTACTGACATGCTTTGGACAGCAGCGAAAAAAGAAGCGTTAAGAAATGTTGAAGATTCAGATAAAGATCGGTAAACTGTAACACAGCGAACAACATTTGTCAGGAAACTATGATATAAATATAGATGTAGCGTATGCTACATTACTCGTTCATCCAATGATAGAAGTCGCACTACTCGCAACACTTCTCTCTGAACACAACGCTTCTCACTGGGAAATGTCATGTTCAGAGTGGAACCGTAACAGAATAGAGATACTTAGTGATAAGAATCTTAACTCTGATGCACACGAGTACCTAATAGATTACCTTCGTACTAAAGTAGAAGGTGATTGTGATGCTTTCATCATCGGACGCAAGTAAGTCGCGGAACGGAGCGTTCATCCTATGATACATATGCTTGCTTTATTAGTATCAACTACTCAAATTGTCACAGTCTCATGTGGAGACATTAATGAACTTGTAAATCGTGCTAAAGTCTATCCAGACCTTAGCGATAAAGATAGACAAGAAATAATTGATCTTTACTACGACTTTGGTGAGACGCAAGGGTTGTATTGTAAGGACGCAAACGACTAAAGGAACGGAGACTCGGATCACTCGCAAGAGTTAAAGGAGAAATTATCAACCAACTTTAGGAGCAAATTATGGCACAAGTCACTTATCGCGGTATCGTTTATGATACTGACAGATCTCGCAAACAATCACAACAGAATGCTGAACTTACCTACAGAGGTCAGAAGTATGTTGTAGGAGCGAAGAAGTAAATGCTAGTAGTATCAGAAATCATACTCGCAAGTGTAATGTTTCTGAGTTTAATCTACTTAGAAACTAAACTTCTATACAAATATTAGTATAAATATTTGTAACAGGGTAAAGGTATATGAATAGAAATGTTACACTTAAATTGGAAGGGTCATCGCGAAGAAACACCTGACGTAGAAGAACCGACAGAGGTTTTTGCTATGTTGTGTTACCGTGGGATTCATTATGCCAAATGGGTGTTAATAAATCCGTTCATATCAGAAGAATGGTTACTAAAAAATCCAAGAGCATCCGAGTGATGCTCTTTTTTTATGTCAAAAAGTGCTGACACACTTGACATCTTAGAAATTAGATGCGATAATAAATATCAATAATAAAAAGAAAGTCAATGAAATTATTTCTAGACTGTTCTGACGCTGAGTTAATCAAGACTTACTATGAGACTGGTCTTGTTGATGGAGTTACCACCAACCCGTCTCTCATGCTAAAGGCAGGAGAAAATCCTAAGGATGTATACAAGAAAATATCTGATATATTTCCTTTCCATTCATCTATTTCAGCAGAGGTAGTAGGTAACACAGCAGAAGAGATGCTTGATCAGGCAGAGGAACTTATTGACATAGGTCCTAACATTACGATCAAAGTACCATGTACACCACAAGGTCTTAAAGCATGTAAAGATCTTACAGATGATGAGGTTAGTGTAAATGTTACTTTAATATTCAGTGCTGCTCAAGCAATACTAGCATCTAAGGCAGGTGCCACATTTGTATCACCATTTGTAGGCAGAGTCTTTGATCAATCATTCGATGGTATTGGTCTCATAGAGGAGATCTCAGATATATTTGCAACACATGGTGCTAAGACACAAGTACTTGCTGCCTCAGTAAGAGAGGTATATCAAGTAGCACAGGCATTTAAAGTCGGTGCTGATATTTGTACCATACCTTCTAAAATTTTCCAAGGAATGTTCTCACATATCTTAACAGATAAGGGACTAGAAATCTTTGATAAAGATTGGAAGAAACTGCAAGAAGAACTGGGTACCACATGACAGCAGATGATGACTTTCGACGTTTACCACAATCAGGGAGGGGAATTATGCGTAAAAGAGACATACTCGCAAGGATCTATAAGCATAAATGCGAACTGTTCAATGGCAGATACAAGGGAGCATCAGAGGAGTGGGAAGAAGGAGCACACTATATGCTCAACAAATGTTTAGAACTATGCCAAGAATTTGCTGACTAATGAAAAAGAAAAACTTAAAAACACTAATCAATGACCTTGAGGTTGCAATCGCTGAACTAAAAGCAGAGGTATATTCAGACCCTTCTGCATATCGTATAAGTAATGATAGCGATAAAACAACATCCTATCTTGACATCAACGACGAAGACGGACTCTGCGATTGACTATGAAAATCCCTGGTTATATCAAGGTACAACTTTCACTTCTAACGATATTAATGATTTCTTCGGTTACGTCTACCGTATTACAAATAAGATCAATGGGAGAATCTACATCGGAAGAAAGTATTTTTATGCTTACAGAACCCCTAAGGGGAAGAAGCGAAAAGTAAAACAAGAGTCTGATTGGAAAAAATATTATGGGTCTTGCCCAGAGTTAAAAGAAGATATAAAACGGTATGGAAAGGAACAGTTCCAACGTGAGATCATGAGCATACATAAGGCAAAGGGACTAGTCAACTTTGAGGAGACTAGACAACTTTTCCACAACAATGTTCTCACGGAGGCACTCGACGATGGCACACCACTTTTCTACAACAGTAACATCCTTGGTCGCTACATGCGAAAAGACTATTTCAGATGCGATAGATCGTCAGATAATGCTTGACACAGAGAACCCAGTGATGTATAATAAACTTATACGACATTATGAGGATAGAGGAGCACAGTTCTACGGTAACGTAGATGAAAACTATGACCTCCTACTATCCAAACTTGAACAGGATCTTAACTATGCCTAAAACTGAAGTCATTCATGAACGCTTTCCTTATCGTTATGTAAGGAAAGGAACTATTGCACTCAATGGTAAACCAGACTATCGCATTCAAAAGATGAATGAATGGTCTCGTCAATACAATGACATGTATCTATTGGATAATAGTATTCAATTAGATTATGCCATAGAAGACTTTGAGTATACAAAGTGGTTAGACCCTGATCCAGAGGTTGCTGCTTACGCATATTCTCATGGAGATCACGTCATATCCCCATATGAGTGATTCTGCAGAACTGATTCCTCTGTTCTCTACTCCTGTATTCAAAGCAAGAATAGAGACACATAGTATTACACCTGATCTTATTGATGAGTTGGAATATACTTTGTATCCAGATGGAACAGGAAAGCGAAGTAATAACATGAAGGTTCTTTTATTAGAACCTTATGCTCAACTTAAAAGTGACATAGAAAAGTATTTGAATACCTATGTATTCGATACTTTAAAAGTAGGTCAAGGTAACCTAGTACATGTTCAGTCATGGATAAACTTACATGATCCTGGTGATCATGCACCAAAACATCATCATGTTAACTCATGTTATAGTGGTGTATATTATCTACAAACTCCTCTTAACTCAGGAGGTATTATGTTTACCAAAAATCTTTCATGTATGGAGCAAGTCTTTGCTCATTCATCTGAGGGAAACATCTGGAACTCATCTAACTGGGAGTTACCAACCAAAGCAGGAGACCTTATATTGTTTCCTTCTTACCTGACTCATTCCGTTCCTAAGAATGAGTCTAACGAAAAAAGAATTTCTCTAGCGTTTAACTATTTTTTAGAAGGAACCCTTGGAGATTCTACAGGACAAGTTACACTTAGAATACAATGACCGCCTTACTTATTGTCGTTATGGTAATCCTAGCAGTAGGATTCCTCATGAAATATTATGATCCCCACTCCTAGAGTATAAATACTCTGGTCTGGACTATTCTTCCGCCAATAGAATCAAATCCCGATGGCATTTTAGGCGCGACAGAAATCACATATAGGGTGATTTTGTTGTCTGGACACTTACTTAGGGACTTCGTGTCCCTTTTTTATTATATGGAATGGTTAGTACAACACAAATTATTAGTAGCATACATCGAACCCTTTGCACAACTAGAGGAGTATGCATTCAAAGCAATAGAAAGAAAAGAACCTGTAGGAGATGATAAGTTAGTCTCCATCCAAAAAGAATACTCAATGGATGTGCCACCTGAGTTTGAGAAGTGGTTGTGTAACACTATTGACACACATTTTGATCTACACAAACCTCAATGTGGTATCGTAGGTAACAATAATGGCAAACGTCTTCGTATCATTAAGATGTGGGCAAATGAAATGTATAAAGGAGATCAGCATCAACCTCACATGCACCAGTATTCATTATATTCTTTTAGTTGTTATATAAGATCTACTAATGATGATGCTCCGTTCTATTTTATTGACAATAATCAAGGTCAAGCGGTCTGGATAAATGAGGACTCTCAAGGCCATGCCTTGATTTTTCCTGGTACACTCATCCATACTGTGTACCCTAAGCAAACAGAAGATGTCAGGATATCAGTATCAGGGAATGTAATTTTAGATGTTGACAAAACTTAATCTTTCCTATATAATATTGTTACGTTTCTTAACAAAACTACAATGACTGTTACAACTGAATCAGGTGGAAGACAA